TGATCAGGATGCCGGGGTAGTAGAGCTTCGCCGGCCCGTCGAACGAGATGTACTGCGCCTTCGCGCCGAGCGACTTCTCAAGCGCGGCGTAGGAGGCGAAGTTCATGATGCACACGTCCGGGGTGCCGCCTTCACGCGCGACGAGGAGCGAGGCGTCGATCACGGCCTCCTCAATCGACTCCGACGAACCGTTGAAGCGCACACCGCCGAGGCGGGTCGGGTCCACCGAGCGGTCAACGCCAAAGAAGTTGTCGCCGGTCGTCGGAGCAGTCGTCGGAATCCACGCCGCAAGGCCCTTGAGCGCAAGACCCTGATCGCCCTGCACAACAAGCGAGTCGCCAATCTGCCAAGCAGCAGGGTTACCAGCGGTGCTGCCCATCGTGGTGGCCGAAACGGTCACAACGCCGGTCGTGCGGTTGACGGCGATCACCCAACCCGACGAGCCACGGTCAACGCCAGCGGGCGAAACCGCACGCAGCGTCATGTTGACCTCAAAGTTCACCACGTCCGAGGCGTTCGCCAGCGTCACGACGCCAGGCGTCAGGCCGCTGATGTTGCCGATGGTGCTAAGCGCACCCGAACCATCGCGGAAAAGCTGCGTGGCAAGCGAGTTGGTCAGAGCGCGGATCGCGCCGTCGATCACAACGGTCGCGCCATTGATGAACGCCATCTTGTCGGTCTTGCTAGCGAGCATCGTCTGGTTGTCGATCTGCGCGATGCTGTAGTTAGCAACGCGGGTCAGCGCAAACGACTCCACCGTAGCGGCGGTCTGGTTGCCCTGCGCGTAGTTGAAACCGGCGCTGCGGCCCTGCGAGGTGTTCACGATCAGGGGGATCGGCATATACTTGCCGCCGAACTCCTCCATCTTCGGAACCATCGCGAGGAACGGGTTGTTCTTGTAGACCAGGTTCGCGATCTTCTGATCGTCGTAAAGCTCCTTGAGCGCCGCGTTAGCCGCGCCAAGGTCGAACGAGAACGAGGGGCCACCAACCTGATTAAGGGCCGGGGTAGGAGGAGTACCAGCAGAAGGCCAAGCCATGTGAGTACCTACGCAGACAGCGCCTCATGCGCGTCCGCAAATCCGCGTCGAGCGCGCCATGCGCTACCAGCGGAGAGTTAGCAGTCGGTTGTGAAAGGATGCGGTCTAACGTCGCTACCGTTCGCGCGGTTACCGTCCCTCGAGCCGAGCAAGTGCTGCCGCGATCCGATCAGCGTCTGTGCGCTGTGACTTCGGAGCCGCTGCCACGCTTGCCGTCAGGTTGTTGGTCAGCGTCGGTCCCATCCTGGGCGCCGCCGCCGCCACACTCTCCTGCGGTGAGGCCGCTTTCTGCTGTGTCACTGCAAACTTCTTGGTCGCTTGGGCCTTGCGAGCGAGGTCTTCGTAGTGCTCCTCCACCAGCTTTGCCGCCTCGGGAATCGTCAGCAGTTTCTGAGTCTGGCGGAAATGCTCTTCGATAACCTCGGATACAAGATGAGCACCACCATAAAGGTTTGTCAACTCATAGTTTTCAGCGTGCTGCTCAACGTACTCATTCACCTCGGAACGGAACTGCTCAATGATCTGCTGCTGCTCGCGGGTCTGCATTTCCCGCTGCTGCTCCAGAATGCGCTCCTGCTCCTCGCGTGCCTGGCGCTTAAACTCCTCAAGTTCCTGACGCACCGACTGCACCTCAGCATTCGGCGTCGGCTTGTTGTCGTTCAACACATACTCGGTAATCTGCTCGTAGGTCAGACCAAGCTGCTTCAGCGCGTCCAGCGGGTTCAGCATCGCCTGCTTCTTGGCCTGCTCAAACGCGCGGATCTGCTCAGCCTGCTGCGCCAGCATCTGCTGCTGCTGCTTCACCGCCTGCTGCTTGCGGTAAAGATCCTGCTCCTTGCGAGCCAGCATCGCAAAGCGATCTGCCTTTGGCGGCGCGGGCTTCTCCTCAACAGGCGCGGGCGCCTCAACCGGCGCGGCCTCCTGCTGCGGCGCAAGCACCTCTGCTGCCGTAGGCGTAGGCACCTGACCACCCACGGTGCCGGTGGTCATATTCGTCATCACTCCCTCAACTCCCATGCGTCACTCCTTGGTTACTGTACCGGGACATTCGGTACAAGATCGCTAGCCTGCATCGGAATAGGCGGCGCCAGCGGCTCTCCGGTCGCTCCAGGCATCGGCAGCATCGGAGGCGGCGGCATCATCGCCTGCTCAATCTCGTTGATCTGCGCCAGATACCGACGCAGCAGTTCAAGCCGGTCCTCGCGTAGGTTGTTGGCTTTCCCCTTGGCGTAGTACTCAAGGCACAACTGCTTGGACAACTGCAAGTCGTCCAGCGGGTCCGGCGAGGTGTAGTCGCCCTCGTCCACGATCTTGTCGAAGACCATCGTCAGATAGTCCTCTTCCGCGTTGGCAAGGCTCTCCACCTGGTCGAGATCAGGGAAGTCCAGCAGACGACGGGCCTGACGCGGCGAGAGGAAGCCCGCCTGCGCGTACTCCTGAATCGTCTGCAACCGCCCCGCAGGATCGCTGGGCAGCGACGACACGGGGTAGCACTGCATCACGTAGTCCTCGTCGGACAGCTTGATGTCCTTCCACTCCACCATCTGGATGCTCTTGCGACCGGGGACGCGGACCTCGTAGCCCTTGTCCTCGGCGGCAATCATCTTCACGACCTCAATCGACAGCCGCGCCACGTCCATGAACATCTGCTCGTAGCTCTTCGCCGGAACGTGCAGACGATCCGTCTGGATGTCGTTGTACTCGCGGATCGCGCGACCGCTGTTCAAGCCTTCGGGCTTCAGGCTTGAGGCCGCAAGCTGCGACACGCCCGCCTGCTCGTACCCCTTGTTGATCAGGTTCTGGAGGTGGGCAAAGATCTCGGGCGCCACAATCGGAGGCACCACGTACTGCGGCGGCGTCCCCGTGTAGTTGATGATGCTGCCCACGTCGTTGTTGAGGTGCTCCTTCACGACCTTGCTGCCGTTCTCAATAAACACCTTGAACGAGCCGGCCAGATGGAAGCTGCGCTGGATCACCCACAGGAGTTTGTTGATCTCCAACTGGATGTTCTGCAACTGCTCCGCAAGACCCTGGCCCCAGTAACCGTACAGACGCGGCGACCACTGGCAGCGCGCAAACGGGAAGAACGAGTGCGGCCAAGGCTCCATCTCGCCCAGCACCGCTCCGTCAATCGTGATGCAGTGCTTGCCGTCGTCCGCGCCAGGTCCGCTGGGCAGATGCCACGACTCGCGAACGGTAATCATGTCCGCGATCATGCTGCGGCCCGCTTCCTCCGTCCTTGAGGGCTTGGCGCCGGCAATCACGTCCGCATCGTCAGGAAACATATCGAACAGCACCTGACGGTCCACCTGCTTGACGCGGTGCATCTGGCGCGGCTGTCCGTACAGCGACTCCACGTCGTCCACAAAGATCTCGCTGGACATCACGCGCTCATGGCAAACGCGGTCGCCCTTGGCGAACACATGGATGAAACCGTCGCCCCACACGGAGGCGTCACGGAACACCTGCATCCCGATCTCATGCGTCGAGTTCTCGTAAAACACGCCGTCGAGAAAGGCGTTCATCTTCTTTGCTTCACGCTGCTTCTTGTAGTCGCCACCGGACGTGAGAAACAGCGGCTTGGGACGGTTGCGCGTGATCTTGGAGCACACCGTATCCACGACGCTCTGCACAAGGTTGTACGAGATGCGATCACGCAGCGCCGGCTGCTGAGCCGCAAGCTTGCTGAACGACACGCCCGCAAGAGTCGTCGGCGCTAGGTTGCCGTACAGACGCGCGCTCACGATCCACTGCGTAGCCCGAAACGACTGCGCGTCACGGATCAGGTTCAGCGTCCCGCTGATCACGTCAGCGGCATCAGAACCCTTGAGCATCCACCAACGACGCTCCTTGTTGTCCGGCAACTTGTCCGGCACGCCAGAACGCTCGCCGCCAATCGTAAAATCCCGAAATTCAATGGGCATAGCGTCGCTCCATGCGCGTCGTGCGCTTCACGCCGTACAGCTTGCCAAGCATCTTGACGGCCTTGATCTCGTTGTCGCCGGTCATCTCAGGGAAGAAGTACTTGCAGATCTGGGTCATCACAAACACGCGCTCGTTGACGTTCAGCGGCGCAAGCTCGTTGAACCACGGACGCTGCCCAGCCTTGAGCGCAGCCACAACCTCTTCGGCATGAGCAAATCCGGCCCACATCGCCGCACGCCACAAGTGCTCGCGAGAGTTGGCCTTGACCTTCTCTTCCTCGGTCATCGCAGCGTCATCGTGCTTGATCTCGTCACTCACCCAGCGCCTCCTGCTTCACGCAAAGACCGTGCGAGCAACCCATCAAGCACCCTGCATCGCTGTGGTCGATCCACTGGTGACCGCAACCACAATAGGACTCGGCGCCGCCTTCAAACGCACCTTGTTGGGCCATAGGCTCCACTGCTTTTGAATAGGACGATGGAGGTGCGCCGAGTTCAACCTCAAGGCCGCTGATCGCAAGTCGCTTCAGCCCATGCTCGCGCATGAACCCCACCCACTTCTCGACTTGGTGCTGATCCACAACGGCCTCCAATCGCGGCGACGGTATAAGACTATTGCTTGACAATCAAGACGCTTAGTTCAGTTGATCCAGCGGATCGCCGTACAACTCAATCTCGGCTTCCATATTCCGCTTCTCTTGCAGCAGTCGCTCCAACTCCTGCTCCTCCTGCATCAGCATCCACTCGTCCTCGCTCTTGCCGTAACGCAGCCCGTTGTCCTGCCTCATGTCCGACAGGTAGGCGTAGCAATGCCTCCATGCGTACAGCGCCGCATCCGTGCAGTGGTTGGCGCACCCAGGGTGCTCCTCGCGCCTCTGACTCCGGTCGTCCCAGATCAGTTGCGAGTACTCGTCAATCAACGGCGCAGCGGCCTTCTTGTGCAGCTTGATCCGCGCACTCACAAAGTCGCCGTTCATCAGTTCCATAAAGTCGGCCTTGCCCGCCTTCTCTGCGCCCACAAGCGGGATGTCGTGCCGACGCCGCATCTCCTCAACCGCCTGCTTGTTCGCGTTGTCGATCACGATCCGGTCAAAGTCAAAGCGCCCCATCAGTTTGCGCGTCTGGTCCGCGACCTCGGTGATGTCACACTTGTCCTTCTTGTGCGCCCCGAGCACGTACAAGGTCCGGTCGCTGTCGTGATACGCGCACACCACCCACGCAGTCGGGTCGTTGAACCCAAGGTCGATGCCCAGCACATAGTGCCAGCGCCCCTTCTTGGTAATCGCCGGCAAATCGTCAAACGTGTTCTTCTCGTAGTCAAACCGGTACACAAGATTGCTGTCGTCGATCACCCACTTGCCCAAGTAGTGCTGCTGAAACAGCGGCGTTTCCTCGATCAACGGGTTCGCCAGCTTCAAGTCCTCAATCTCTGCCTTCCACTTGTCTGCCATGTGCGGGTTGTCAAACGCCGTCCAGCGATGGCCGCTCCAGCCCATCTTCTCCCAGCGCCCCGACTCCCCCGGCACCTGGCCTTTAGTCAGGTCGTAAAACAACCCGCGCTTCATGTTTCCCGGCGTCCCGATCATCGCAATCGTGCCGCGATAGTCAGCGGTCGCCGGCTTCAAAATGCCGTACACCATCTCATGCAAGTCCACGCCGTAAGACGCCGCCTCGTCAATCACCACGCTCTTAAACTTCTGACCGAGCGCCTTGTCCTTTTCCTGCTCGTCTGCGTCCATGCCCAGCAGGTAGATCATGCTTCCGTTGGGCAGCGTCACCGACAACTCAGTCTCGTTGAACCGGCACCCAAGCGCCTGCTCGCGGTCAATCGTCTTCAACACGTCCTTCCACATAATCCGCTTGGCAGACGCCCGCGTCAGCGCCACGTACAAGCACGACACGTTGGGTGTCTCATACGCATCGCGCATCAACATCAGGCCCGCGCCGTACGACTTGCCCGAGCGGCGAGTACAGAGCACGACCTTCATGCGCGCCGGGTCTTCCAAAAACGCCGTCTGCGCCTTGAACGCCACGTCCTTGAACACCGGCTCCTTCTTCTCAGCCGCGATCAAGGCAAAGAACTCCGACTTCTCGGTCGGCGTCATCTTGGCGATCAAGCGGTCGAGTTCTTCCTTGGTCATTTCTGAACCTTGAGCGTCAGCGGCTGTTTTTGCGCCTCCATTGCAGCCTTTCTGTCGCGCTCTACCGCATCCATGCAATGCCTGAACGAGGCGCTGCGATGAACACGCGGCGGCAACGACTCACCGGTCGCCTCGTCCATCTGCGCCCGCATCATCTCCCGGTACTCTTCCGGCGAAATGTGATTGACGTTTTTGGGGTCTGGGATGTCCTTCCATCGCTCCTCTTTCACCCTGCGCGCAAGGTTGATCAAATCCTGCGCCGACTCATCCCAACGCGGCTTGGGCGGCTCACGCGGCGGCTCTTCAAACCACGACGCAACCCAAGTCCACAGCCGCCACCATGCGCTCTTAAGCCAAGTCATTCCTGCGCCTCCCGCATCATCCGCTCGTAATCTTCCCGCGACACCGACTTCGGCGCATCCGACGCCAGCAGCGCGTCGTGCTCCTCCTTCGTCAGCGCCCGCGTCTGCAACTCCACCTTCTTCCGCGTCGCCTGGTCGTACCGCGCCACCACCTCGCGCCCATACGACAGCGCCACCGTAGGCGTCACCCACCCTCGCCCCTCCAGCGCCCGATCCACAGTCCAATACGCAGCGTCGATGTCCTCGTCCGTCTTCCCCTCCCAGCGCAACTGCTCCAGCCGCGCCTTCAACGCCAGCAACTCCTCCCTCATACCGGCCTCCCGTGAATCGCCGCCAACCCCCGCTTACTCGCCACCGGCAACACCCGCGCCCGATAACAGCGCCAGCACCTCTTCGCTCGCTTGTCGTTCGTTGCCCCTCCGCAGTACACGCAAGTCCCCGGCTCCACCTTGCCCGCATCTCGATACGCTTGGCACGCCAGTCGATGCGCCTCCCGCACCTCGGGCCTCTTCGCATACGACCGCATCCGCTTCTTCAACGTCGCCCGACGCACCGGATCTTGCGACCGCTTACGCTCATAGCACCACTTACATAGCGCAGCGCGCACCGTCTGGTTCTCGCACAACGGCGTGTCGCACGCCTTCATTCCGGCACCAACGGCAGCGCCTCAATCTGCGCCTTCAACGTCTCGTCCGTCACAAGCTCAAGTACGCAGCTACGCATCCACCGCGCAGCCGCCATCTTGTTCACCAACACCTCCGCATCCCAATCCGCGTGGTGCTGCATCTCCCGCTCCCGCAAATCTCGCGTATAGCGGGCGTTAATCCCCTTTTGAATCGTTCCCTCAGGGTCAGCCAGCAAACGCTCCAACTCCATAATGCGTGCGACCAACCCTACACGTGGCGTTTGCTTCGGCTGATATCTTCTCGCCGGTTTATGCGCCCCACAGTCACAAGCGTGCCAGTCTTTATGCCACCCGCACCGCGCCGAATGCTTCTGCTTCCTGCCCATGCGTCACCTCTGCCGTCACTGCGGCACTGTCACTCGCTCCATCAACACAACCCTGCCAGCCTCAAGCCTCAACAACAATCTCTGGAAATATGGCAACTCAAAATTGGCGACTTTTTCCCACGGGCACTCGTTGCATCTAATCCCGATCTCGACATCGCCCGTCAGCGGCTCATCTTTCCCGCCAACCTTCACCCACCTCGATGCCTCCACCTCATGCCTTACCCTGTCGTTGCCCGAAGCGCCGGCCCACTCATGCTCCACGCCGCTGTACACAATACCCCCGCTACCCTTTAACTCATGCCCTTGCTCGCAAAGCACCGAGTCCTTCATCTCTACGTCAATGGTTGCTAAGCACATTAATCCTCCGGCTCCCCAAACCCTACCGCACCCCTCCCGCTTACCACAAGGGATTTGTAGCGTCACGACACCGCAACAGGCGGGCACTCTTTGGGGGGTGGCATATAGGGTAGTGCTACGACCCGAAAAATGGTGGGTACTCTGTGGGGCATAAAAATGGTAGTGCTACGCCACGCGCATGGGGGGGGTATACTCTGGTGGGGGTATATATATGTATGTCTTTCCCCCGCGCGCATGGTGGGGGGGGTGGGGGTAGGGTTCGAGAGCCGGCCTGACGCATCGCGGCATGACGACCTGGTCGCCGCCTCCCGTGTCGCCGGCAGCGCACCTTGACGCGCACCATCGGAGCCCGTTCCAGGGCCGCGCGCCCTGATCGCGGCATCCATGCTTACTCTATCGAGAGAAAGCGCATCGCGGATCCGCTGCGAATAAAGGCAAAAACAAAAAATCGACAACGTGCGATTGACAGGCGTGGCATCACAGGCTACAGTCTCACCATCGCAGCACGGACGCTGCGACGGAGGGTTCTCGCGATGGAAACCGAATATGACGACGCCGGCAATCTGACGGACGAGCAAGAGGCAGCCTTGGACTCCTACTACGCGACCGCCAAGATCGACGCGCTCATCGCGGAACGTGACGCATTGTGGGCGCGGTACGACGCGGCGGTGGCAACGGCGGAGCAAGAGTATTTGGCGGCGGCGGCGGCATGGCGGGCGGCGGTGCAGTCGTGACACGCGGCACGGCACTGGCGCTGTTGATGTTGTTCGCGGAGCTTGCCGCCGGCATCGGGTACGTGTGGACGGCTCAGGATCGGTCAATCGACGCGGCATATGCCGCACGGAGGCGGTAATGGGTTACGTGGAGAAACACGGGTTCCGCACAACTGACGGCACGACGTGGACACGGGAGGGGTGCCGCGCATACATCCAGCGCACGGACGAAAACGAGCGCGGGCACGACAACGCGCACCCCTATCGGGTTGCGTGGCTATCAGGCGAGCCTACCGGCGAAAACGACACGTACGAAAAATTCCGCACGCTGCGAAACGCCGTGGCGTGCGCGCTGTATCGACACGACGGGCACTAGCAGTCCCTGGCGCGGCTCTTGCCGCGTCTCGGAGTGAGCGTCTCGCGAGGGACGTTGACTCCGGGGCTCAACCCGGATGGCGCGCGCGACGCGCAAGGTGAAACGCATGAAATTGGCAATTGTGGTGCAAAAATCGTCGAACGAAAAGATCGGTCCCGTCTCTACTACCTATGCGCCGACGACGCATTGCGTGGATTGTCCGCTGAAAAACAACGGCTGCTACGCAGAAACGGGCATGGTCGGAATCCACGTCAAGCGCTTGAACGCGGCCGCGCGAGACTCGCACGCAAGCCCCGTGCGCACGGCGAAGCAAGAGGCGCGCGGGATTGACGGCCTGAAAGCGCGCGGGCAGGCGCTGAGAATCCACACGTCCGGGGACTGTCCTACCCGGGAAGCGGCTAGGATTGTGGCCGATGCAGCCGAGCGTTTCGTCAAGCGCGGCGGCGGGACGCCCTGGTCCTACACTCACGCATGGCGCCGCGTGCCGCGCAAGGCCTGGCGGTCCGTGTCCGTGCTTGCCAGCGTGGAGACGTTGGCAGACGCCGCCCGTGCTACTCGCCGGGGGTGGGCAGTGGCGCGCGTGGTGCCGCAGTTTTCGTCCGACAAGGCGTGGCTCGAGGGCGGGATTCGGTGGATTCCGTGCCCCGCACAAACGCGGAACAACGTGACGTGCTCGACGTGCAAGCTGTGCTTGGACGATGACAAGTTCCGAGCAATCGGGGCCGGAATCGCCTTCGAAGCGCACGGCTCGAGCAAGCGCAAGGCCGCAGAAAAGGTTGCGTGCGCCGAGTAGACGCGCGTCGCAGGGGCTCGCGAGGGCCCTTGCAGCGTGCGCCTACCGCGCACAATGAGCCCGCGTGACGGGCGAGAGGTATGCAATGATTTTTGTCGAGTGTTCTTTGCTTGCGTTGACCGCGATCATCACCGGCTGGATCGTCGCAGAGGCTATCGACGCGGTGCGCCGTGGTTGACCACGTCTGCGACCGTTGCGCCGAGGAGCCAGCGCGTTTCTACCGCGAGGGGTACGCCGTGTGCGAGAGCTGCTACGCGCGGCTTGAGGCCCGCGCCCTGGTGCAAGCGGCATGGACACTGACGACGCGCCACGAACGGCGCACCTTTGCGGACACGTTCCGCGACTGGGAGGCACGATGACCCTAAACGAGGTCGTGAGTCTGCTAGCAGAAAAGGAGATTTTTGTTTCCGTTTTGGAGGATGACGACGGACAAATTGTCATCTATACAGGCCAAAAGCTGGGCGAAAACGAAACCCTTATCCCTTTTGACGCATGGGAGGCACGATGACGCCGGAAATGGCAGAGAAGGTGCGCTTGTTCGCTTGGGATGCCGATTGCGCCGGCGACATCTACTGGCGCGGCGTGGCGTGGCGTGCGCAAGCGGGCGACGAAAGCGCACTTGAAGAGTTGCAGCGCTACTGGCAAGCGCACGCTGACTAGCACCGCACGCACCTTACTTCCCCGGCCTCACGGTCGGGGCTTACCTTGCGGATATTATCCGCGCACGGAGGCCCGATGACGAAAACGGAAGCGCATGACACTATGCAGACACTGGGCGAGACGCTGTCCGCGCGCCGGCAAGAGCTAATCTCTGCCGTTTTTGCCGCGCATGCCCGACTTGAGGAATTCGACGGCGCCTGGTCCCGTCACGACACGGCTTGGCTTGCCGAGGAGCGATTCATCACGGCGCGTCTTGCGCAAGAGGTGGAACAGGCACGCGCTGTTATTGAGGGGTAGCACCCGCACGCACCTTACGGGCTCCGGTCTTACGGCCGGGGCCTTTTTTACGCCTTGCGCAAGAGCTCGCGAGCACGGCGCCAGGCTGCGGGCACGGGGCCGCCGGCCTCATCCTCGAAGTAGACATCATCCAGCGCAAGCAAGGCCGACATCGCGGCGTCCAGGGCGCGGCGAGTCTGCCAGCGGGCCTTGCGTGAGCCGGCGTCTGCCTCGAGCAGCTCGGCCGCCTCGCGGCACTTCTTGGCCGCGTTTCGCTGGTCTTCGCCGTCCTCTTTCGTCCAGATCATGCCGCTCTGACCACGCCTTTCTGGCAACACTCCGCAATGCCCTTGTTTTACAGCGTTTCCGTTCGCAGAATTCATCCGGGCCGCGCCAGGCTTGGCGCAGATTTGCTACCACAAGAGGCGCACTTTTTGCTCTATCTCCAGACCAAGCGCACTTTTTTGTGCCCTGTTTTCGCAGATTTACGCCACCGTACTTTTCGTGCTTGACTGTGTCCACGCACTACTGCTAATTCTGGGCTCGCGCGCGTGCCCGTTCTACGTTCCCTTCATCTTTTCAGAACGCGCTGCACAACCCTGCCGCACTTTTTGATCCCGCGTCGCACTTATTCGCGCGATTTGACCCGCTCAAGCAATATCGCAACCCGCTCCGCGCGTTGCTCGCCCGTGAGGCCGTCAACTTTCAGCGAAACGCGGTCTTCCAGCATCCCGAGATGCTTGGCGATGAGTTCCAGAGCGCGCACTTTCGTTGACTGCGCGACATCTTCCTGCTCGGCAACGCGCTTTAGTTCCCTAATCACGAAGCTTGCATCAACCTCGGACCTATGCATCGCACGGGTCGTGATTTCCTTGATCCTAGAGGCGATGACAGGGTGTTGCAGATTTTTGATAGAGATACCGCGAGCGGCACCTTTGGAGTATCCGGCACGGATCGCGGCCTGAAAGCCGTTTTTGTCTTTGAGGTATTCTTCTAGGAATTTCTCTTGCCGCATAGTCAGTGCGTCAGTCTTGCGTTTCATGGCGCACCTTGGGGGCCGTAACGCAGTGCGTTAGGCGAGGTTGACGACCTCGATGTTGGCGTAGGGGATGACATGGGAGCCGGCCCCTTCGGCAGGGACTGCGGTAAAGGCGATACCGGCAGGGTGGAAGCGGATGTCCTGGCAGACGACGACGTTGGAGCCGGTAAGGTTCTGAGCGGCCTGATCGGTGGTGAGGGTGGTAACGATCCTCGCGCCCGTGAAGTGGACGCCTCCGGTCCTGACGCGGACGCTGTGGATGGCTTCCTTGCCGGGGATGATGTCAGACTTGGTGTCCTTGGACATTTACTGAGCCTCGGAGGCCGGCTGCTGGGCCTCGGTAGGGGTTTCGGTGACAGGGTTGGTGAGAGCGCGAGCATCCTGTTCGAGCTGCTCAATCTCGCGGATGACGTGCTCGGCGGCATGGTGGAGACGGCGCTGCTGGACGACCAGGTCGCCAAGTTGGGCGCATTTCTGGGCATATTTCTGCTTGATTTGCTCAATATCACTCATCGGAAAGCCTCGTAGGGGTTGTAGATGACCGACTCAGGGATGACGCGGTTTTCGCGCAGTTCTCTGAGGATGTAGGTGGAGTGGGAGTAGGACCAGGGCTCGCCGGCAACGTGCGCGAGGAGGGCTTTGGCGATGCCGTATTTGCGAAAATCGGGCTTGACGTAGACATAGTGAACGAGTCCCGGCTCGGTGACAGACCAACCGAAGACGACGCTCGGGTCATCCGGCAGCACGGCGAGGTGGACCGTGGAGCGGTCCAGGATGCGCTCAATCACCTTGTGATGGGCCGCGAAAAAGACCTCGCGGGGGATGCCTTTGGCGAAGAGGCTGGAGTTCTGGTAGCTCTTGAGCCAGGTCGCAAAGATGAGGGACCGTGCGTCCCCCAGGCCTTCCGCGATGATGTAGTTCTGCTCGCTCATGTGAAAAAATCCATCCCGTCGTCACTCGGCGGGGGCTTACTGGCCGGTGGCGGTGTTTCCGCCGGCTTGGAAACTGTCACGACCTCGACCAGCGTGTCAAGGAAGCTCGGTTCCACGTCCTCAACCTCGACAGGCTTGGGAGCGAGCGGAATGTGCTTGGGGACGGGCACCTTGACCTCAAAATCCTTCCCAAGACGGTCCTTTTTCTTATATTTGTGATCCGCGAAGACCTCTTTGACTTTTTGTCTGTGCCCGATGGGTTTTCCGGCTCGGCAGTCCTTGCAGACGAACCCATAGCAGCGCCCGCTGTTTGGATTTTTCTTGCATAACGGGCACGGCGACTTGGGCATCGGTTGACCCTTAGGAGGGCCGCGCTTCTTCTTGATTTTGACCGCTCGGGCGCCAATTTCCTGCGACACAAGCTCAGCAAGCTCACGCGAGAAGCGCCTGACCAGCCGGTGGATCTTGTCGGTCAACTCCAAGGAGGCCTGGGTATCAATGACCTTGGCGCCCTTGGGGATGATCGGCTGTTCCTGCTCGTCGCTCACGCGGGCCTCTTGGGCAGCGGCAAATCGCGGAGCGGATTCACCGCATGATCAAAAAAACCGTAGTTTGCAGCCTCCTGCGCGGCCACCGAGCGCATCTCCTCCGCGCCCTTGGCGTAGGCGTCGTCCAGCATCCGCTCGAGGTCCGCTTGCGTGATCCAGCGGTGGATGCGCTCCTTGTCGGTCTTAGTCATTGAACCCCCCGCGACGCTGCATGGCGCGGTAGTAGTCGGTCAGCTCCCGGTGCTCAACGAGCGTCAAGTCAAAGTCCTTGCCGTCCACGGTGGACTCCTCGATCACCACCATGCCGTAGGTGTCCATGCCGAGGCCGATACGGACCTCAAACTCCTGCTCGGCCCCGTCAACGTCTCGCGCGATGGTCGTCGTCTCAAAAATCATGGCTCGCTGCCTCCATCCGGCCTCATCGGCACGGTCCCGGCAGACTGCCACGGTCTAGGATGCCCTGTCAACATCCTAGAGGCATTCACTCCCATGCGCTTGACATCACTCAGCTTTCCACTTCTCCATCGCGGCCCACTCCTTGTCGATGCGGAGCCAGAGTTGCCAGTGACTGTCCATCGGGGCGCGGATGAGCCAGCCGCCGTCCACCTCGCGCACGCCCCATGCCTCGCGCAAGAGCGCCTCGACCCGCTTGCGGGCCTTGCCTGGACTCCCGTGTCCTGGGTCGTCAGTCGCCGGCCGTGTCATGTGTCCAGATGACCTCGTGGCTCTGCTTGCCGCCTCGTGACGATGCGTTGGCCTTGATGGAGCGAAACGGCGCGAACGGCAACCAAGTTGCGCCCGCCGCCTCGCAGACCAATACTTGCCCTTGACGGGAACGGCACCAAGCAGCGAGTCGCGCGTAGTCCTCGCCCCGCAAAGCGTGGGAGTAGTGGTGTCCCTGCTTCTCGTAGGGCGGGTCTACAAACCACGTCGCTACATCGTCGGGAGCCGATTCGTAGGTGCCGTGCACGATGCGCCAATGCCGGATGGCCTCAACCTGCAAAGCGATCCGCGCTCGGATGGCCTCGCCCCAAAACGAGGTCACGTGTGTACCTGCTCGCATCCACCGGGAAGGTGTTTTGCACGGGGCGACTGCACCCTTGTTGAGCCAGAAGCCGATCAGCCAGCGTGCCTCTTGTGGCACGTCGGTCAGGTCGTCCACAGATTCAAACGTGAGCGGCAAGGCCAGAATCTCTCCCGCCGACACGCGCACAAGATACGACCAGATTGCGGCCACCTTTTCGTTGCGATCAATGAGGGTGACCCGATGCGACGGATAGCGCAAGGCGTAGCCCGCCGCCCCGGCGAACGGCTCAATGATTGCGTTGTGGCAAGGCGGCGGGTAGTGCGGCGCAGCGCGCCACTTGCCGCCAAAGTAAGTGAAAAACGGTTTCAATGTACTAGTCATGTTCAATACCCAACAGTTTTCGGCGAAGGCCGCTAGCGGGTGAGCCATGCCCTGGGTCGTCAGTCGCCGGCCTAGTCATCCTGCGTCCCCCGCATACCGTTTTTGAGGCCGCTAGCGTGCCTACGGCACACGCCAGACCTCGACCACGCCGCAACCCTACCCCGGCACCCTTCGTGCGCCATAACGCAAGGACGGGCCGCTCCTGCGTGTCTGCGACAGTAGCCCGTCAGGCTGTAGTGCGTCAGAGGCGCCTTGCAGACCATGCACTGTCCGGTTTCCGACACTACTCGCACGCTGTGTACCAGTCTTTGGTGATCTTGCGGACCTTGCCGGCGGTGATGAGTCGCGAGAGGACTTTCTTGAGCGTCCCCGGCGGCACGTCCAGGTCGCGCCGGATCGCCGGGATCGTGGCGGTGCCTGAGCGGATGGCTTCCAAGACCTTGTTGTCGTACTTGAGCTCCCAGATCATCGGTCCACCTCCACGATGCGGACCTCGAGCCCGTACTGACGCGGCAGCCCCTTGCGCTGGCTGTACTCCCACCGGACCTTGCGCTCATCGCCGTCGTCCACGCCGATCAGCTTGGCAATCTGGTCGCGAACGCCCTTCGCGGAGCCGGCGAGGTTGTCGGAGTCAAGCTTGCGGACGCCGACGCGGGTCAGGTGGACGACGACGGGCGGCGCGACGCGGATGCGCTGGGCGAGCCAGACCAACTCGACGGCCCGCTGCTGCGTTTTCTTGCGCTTGTTCTTGATCGCCCAGTGCTCGCGCATATTGGCCTCGCTGACCAACTTGGTGGGCACGTAGAACGAAAACTCAGTCGGCATACACAAGCCTTTCCGCGCGGATGTCCGTCTGCCACGCCCAGATCGTCCCGTCGTCACCGCGCACGGCGAGGAACAGCTTGCCGCCGTAAGTGCGGAGTTTGAAGTTCACGCTCGGCTTGCGCTTGAGGTGCTCAATGCAGGCGTCGGCCATCTCCGACTGCTCAGCGGGCGGCATCTCGCGCACGTCGTTCCATCGCTCCCATCCGGTGTCGGTCACTTCTGCCTCCTCAGATCGCCGCCAAGGCACGCCACGTACAGGCCCACGCCTTCTTTGTTCAGTCTCGAAAACAGTCGGTCACCGTACACCGACGCAAAGGTTTTGACGCGCTGCTCGTTGCTCGTCGGCGGCAGGTTGGTCGTCACCAGCGTGCGACGCCCCTTGTCGAACCGGCTCTCCATGAGCGACCCAAGCTCGCCGGACGCCCACTCCATCCGCTCCTGCCCGAGGTCGTCGATGACCAGGTTCGCCGCTTTGAGTGCACGCGAGCGCATCGCGTCCCAAGCATCACCGACACGCACGTCCTTGGCGCTGATCCACCAGGTCGCGTCAAGGCGCATCGCAAGCCACGTCGCTGCCACCGTCTTGCCACGTCCGGTGCTGCCGCCGAGGACGAGGAGGCGCAGCTTCTTGTCCTCCAAGAACCGCTCAACGGCGGTCGCAGCGGCCTCGCTACCAGAATGTCCCTTCATGCGCGGGCACTCGCCGGGGGACCACATAGCGAGGCGGGCGGCGTCGGGATCGACCTCGAGGGTCCTCAGACGCTCGCGCTGCTCACTGCTGGCCGGCGGCTCGGGCCGACGCTGGATCGGCTCGCCATCCCACTCGACCGGCTCAGGACGCTTGACGACGACACGACGCAGGAAGTCTGCGTCACCAAATGGGTTTTTAAAATCAGACAAGACCAGCCTCCTTGGCGTAGTTGTCCCACGCCTCATCGAATCCCACGCCCACGTTGCGCGCTCGCTTGTTGCCGGCGGCGAGTCCCTTTTCGACCAGCGTGTCGCTCAGGAGCGTGCGGAGCCCCTGTTGCTTGGCCCAAGCGTCGCCGTCGAGGCCGTCAAGCGCCCGCAGGAGTTGGTCGACGCCACGCTTCTTGCGCTGCTGCCGGAACGCGATGAACGTCTGCGACGACCAGGGCGCCTCCTTGTCGGTCAGGCCAACGAGCTTGCGGGCGGCGTCGATCCACCGATCCGCGTCTGCCTTCTCGGCCACACGCTCGGCCTCGGCCTCCGGGGACTTGTCCTTCGGCGGGCGTCCTCGACGGGGCTTGGCCTCCTCGACCGGCGCCGCGTCTTTTTGATTTTCAAAAAGCGCAAGGTTGTTGTTCTTTATCTTCTCTTCTCCTCTCATCTCCTCTAACGGGGGGACGTTCCCCGCGACGCTCGCAGGGAGTGTCGCGACGACTGTCGCGGAGGGTGTCGCAGGGAGTGTCGCAGGGAGTGTCGCGGCGACATTTTTGTTTGTGTCGCGTAGTTGACGAATACGGGTCCGATCTTTTTCCAGCTTTTTCGCGTGAGCACCCTGATATTCCACCCACGCATGGATCTGATCACCGTCGATAAATCCCGCCTGACGCATTGCGTCAACGAACGTAATCGGATCGCCGCCCCAGCCGGCTCGCCGGGCGATGACGACCGGATGAAGACCCGTCAGGCTCCCATCGGGCCGCACGCGAGACACCCAGAGCCACAACTCAACAACGTGCGTCCAAGCGCGAGGCTCTTGGAGGATCGCCGCCAAGTGATCGCTCTTAGGATGATCCGGTAGGTCGTTGTAGATCCTGATCCAAGGGAGACTCATAAGAGTCTCCAGCGTTGAACGTGATGCATGGGACACCAAAGACAGAGAGCGCATCCGATGGTAGCCGCCATCGAACACGCTCTCCGGGGCGTGGGGGGTTCGCCCTGAGACTATGAGGAGCCGCTGCGGCTACAGCGGGTCAAGCGAGGGCAGACTACCGATGGTCGCCGCGCCTGTCAACTCCTCTGCGGTACACGGTCGCCAAAGCCTTGATCTGCTTAGCCATCTCATCTCGCTCGCGACGCAGCACCATCACCTCCGCGTGCAGCCGGATCATGGCAAGCCACAACACCACGACGATCAGGCCCAACACGACCTCGAGGACCGTCACGCTGTCAGACCCTTGAGCGCCGCGCGCTCCTTGGCCGTAAGCCATGAGTCGGGCGGCACCTCGCCATGCGTCAGCGCGCACACAGCCAGCGCGTAGTACAGCGTCGGCAGCGTCGTCCCCGAGCAC